TCTGATTTGTTTTCCATCCTGCCATAGCCATGTACTTAAGTGCTGTAGCTGACTCTGTAGCAGAGAACTTCGTTGTAGCTCCCATCTGCTTTGCTTTTGCAGATAGCTTTTCCAGGTCTTTTCCAGATGCTCCGGAGATCGCCTGGACCTCGCTCATTCCTGCTTCAAAAGACTTGCCTACATCGATCGTCTTTTTTGCGGCCGCCACAGATGCAACTCCAATTACTGCTGCAGATTTTTTCATCAATCCGGCCATCTTTGATGTTGCACTCTCTGTACTTGCTACTGTACTTTGATTAGATTCTTCCCAAGACTTTTTTGCGCCATCTGCACTTTCTTTTGCAGTATCCTTTACCTTTTTATGAGACTGCTGCATCTTCGTAGATGCGGATTCTGTTCCTTTTGCTGCTGAATCAGCTCCTTGTTTGGCTGCCTGTCCTGCTTTCGATGCTGAATCCTTTGCACTCTTTTCTACTTGTTTTCCGGTTTTCTCTGCTGACTTAGCAACTTCTTCTACACTCTTTTGTGCCTGATCAGAAGCTTTATCTATCTCCTGTGCTGTACTCTTAGAAGAAGACTCAACTTCTTTCTTAAGATCGTTTAATCCTTTTTCTGCACCAGAATTATCCAGTTTGGTTTCTATTGTAACTGTACCATCTGCCATGTCTTCACCTCGTCAAATAACTAAAATTCTAAAGTTTCTAAGCTATTTGACGTCCTGGGTGCTCAACCTGCAGATCCAAGCTCTCGCCTGTTCGCTTCTCTTATCACAATATTCCTGACAGATCACCGCCATTTAGCAGTATCTGTGTTATCTCATCCTGCCTCTTCTTTTCTTCTTTGCTTATCTCATCCGGAAGTGCATAGATTTTTTGCATCTCCCTTATCCTTTTTCTCTGTTCTTTGTCAAAATTCTTTAACTCTGCCCCGCGATATCCAATGATCTCACAGATTTTGCAATCATCATGCAGGGCACTAAATAATGACATGAACTTCCACCAATGCAAGAAATCAACTTCAAACAGATCAATCTTATAATCCTGCATAAACCCTGCATTGATATAATCAAAATCATATTCAAAGCTGATCACTTTTTTCTTTGTTTTTGTTTTTGATTGTTTATCTTCCTTACCACAGGAATAAAACCACAGCATTTTTTCCATAGCTTCTTCCAGATCATCCGGAACATTATCTTTGTAAAAGAGCTTTAGCGCATCATAATATTTTGCATTTTGAATCGCATCTTTTTCTTCAATATCGATCTCTTTCATCATCTCTGCTGCAAACTTCTTTTGATCATCTGTAACTTTTTTTCCAAAGATAATCCCTTCAACATTCATGATTGTTCTGAAATCAGCATCAATCTTATATGTTTCACTCCCGATATCTACTGACACCGGGAGTTCTCTTCTGATCATTCAGCTCCTAACAACTTAGACAGTTCATTGACTCTCTTTTCATGATCTGCTAACTGTGAATCTCTGATAGAATAAAGCTTCTTAACTGCTTTCGTTCTTTCTGTCAGATCATGTTTAGCAGTAAAGATTTTATCTGCAGAACCTTCTCCAAATACTGCATCAAAAAACCTACTCATGATTTCTGACTCGTTTGCAACGCCTTCTGGACCCATCATTCCATCTTTTACATTCTTTTCTTCGTACTCTCCAAGTTCCTTCCACATCTCTTTGCTTGCATCATTAAACTTCTTCATCATATCTGCATCCAGAAAATTAAATGCAAGCTTCTCTCCATTCCAAATAAACATATATCTTACTCCTTAATTCTAATTCCAATCTTCGCTTCGCTTTCGTTTACTCTGTCGCTGAATCCGGTGTAAATGTCTTTGTCTTTGTATCAAATTTACCCATAACAGGATCTCCTTTGTCGTGAAGTGTTCCCTCAACCTGTAATTCTCCGTCATTATCAGAGAAACTTGAAATTTCAGCAGCTACGGTAAACATACGTGCTTTGAATACTGTCCCAGTGGTATCTCCTTCTACTTTTTCATCCAGATCAACGCGAACAAATTCACGTTCTGCATCTGCTCCTGTTTTTCTCTCTTTACCAATACTGACCAGATCTTTAATGACCTTTTCGCTTGGAATCTGATCGGCTGTAAATCCGTGCTCACCTTCATAACTTGTAATGCTTGATGTGGATGATTTATCATTGATATATTTTTTGCTCGTTGTCTGTGCTCCTGGATCTTCGTTCAACTCTGTAAAACCAGTTCCCATTAATTCGAACGCTTCAGACACCTTTAAATAAGATGCTTCCTGATAACGCTGTTTTACTGTTTTGCTTGCTGTTTCTGCCATTTTATATTCCTCCTAATTTCTGATAATAAATTAATTGGCACTGAATCTGATACTGTGCTTTAGTCGCATCTGCGTTAAACACATAGCCATTTGTCAGTGCCTGTATTTTAATTGCTCTTTTTCCTTTATCCATTTCCGGAAGTTCGTTATTGATCGTGCATCGTTCCAACCAGTCTGAGAAATCTTCGTAAAACTCTGCTACGTCAATATTCTCTGCAACGTCTGCCCCGAAGTACTCACGGCTTGCCAGGACAAAATTAAAACGGCGTTCTGTGTCACCGTTAATATACCGCCTTTTGATTGGCTGTGATGTTACAGATGCTTCAATCGCATAACTTTTTGTATCCTCCGGAAGATGTTCCACGCCCACCAGATCATCGAATGCTGATAATCCTGGATAGTCCTGGATAAATGCTCTCACACTTGCGATCACACTCATTCTGCTTTACCTCCTACAAAATCTGCAACAGACTGAACAATCTGATCTCCATTGTCTGCCCAACATCTTTGATCCCATTCTTTGCCACGAAGTCCATTCCCTTTGTTCTCGTGATATTGCTTTTGTGCATATGGAGTTACAAACTGGATTGAGTCCACATTTTCTATTGCAGTATCTTTTAATACTCCGGTTAAAAATGGAACATATGGATCCATCTTTCTTCGGAACTCTCCGGTAAAAAATCTTTGTGCGGGTCCACCAACTTGAAGACCTCTTGTCTTTAAGATCTGATCGGGCGAAAGTTCGACTTTAACTTGTGTTCCCATATTTAAGCACCTCCGATTCTCCAATGTGGCAAACTTCCTCTCCGGTTATCCGAAAACGATAATACTTTTCCTGTGTGCTGCTGCTTTAAAAATTCTGATTCTTTCTCAAAATCTTCTAACAATCCTTTTCCAAACAGATCTCCGTTATTGATCGTCCAGTATTTTTCTGCTTCTTCTGCAGATAATTCCCGATACTTATCAGCATCAATGTATTCTTTCCCTTCCGTATCTGCAGATAAAGGAATGCGGATCTGATACATATCTGCAGAACTAAGTCCCTGATCGGTAACAGTTGTCTGCTGCTTTGTGTAAAAACTGACACCTTTGATCTGAGTCTTTAAATAAAGCTTTCGTGCTGTCTTTTTATCAACTCCACGATTGTTATAGATCGTCAGATCTGCATTTGTCATCATATGGTCCACACCCCCTGTACAAGAGTCCCGTATGTGCAAGATAAGGATATGCTGCTTTCTTACAACGATGCTCCACAGTGCCTGTTGTTTTGCTCTGACTCGTCACAAAACTTACGCTGTATCCATCGTTGTTCTCACTTGCAATCTCCCTTCCTGCATCATCTTTTCTCATTCCATCCTGATACATCACATCTGCTATCGCACATGTGGCCAAGCTTACCTCTTCTGGAATCTCTGTCATATCATCGACTCTGGAAAAAGTAAGAAACTTCACAAAGATACTCGCCTTTAAGATCATACTAGGGAAAGCTTTCTCCGGTATGATCTCGCCATGAAATGTATTTTCATAAAAATCCCTGTCTGCATATTCCACCATACCGGATCACCGCCTACCCTCTGGAAATGATTCTTGCGATTGGAATTGCTTTGTGATCGATCACTTTCTTATCGGAATTTGTTTTTCCGTTATCAACCAGTGTCCAGTTAGATCCATCAGCAAGTTCTGCATCTGTTGGGGATTTTGCAGCCATAGATTTTCTAGTAAACGAAATTCCGTATGGTGCAAATACTTTTCTCTGTCTCATATACAGAGTATCTTCTCCACCATGTGTTTTTGGATCACGATGCATTTCATATGGCACCTTTGCGCCGATATCTTCATAGTCAAAAGCCCCATCACCTAATACATAAGTTGTATATTTTGTGTAAGCTTCCTGTGCTGCAACATAACCAGACTCTCCCTTTGTTCCACTTTCTTCTACTGCAGCAACTTCTTCTGCTGGCATGGAATCATCGATCAGAACCAGACGACCATTCCATGTCGCAAGAGTTAAGTCTCTTTCAACTCCATTTGCATCTGTCTGTGTCATGTATTTTAACAGCTTCAGATTTTCAAGGTTTGTTGCTACCGCACTGTGCATGATCGCGATCGTAAACTTAGACTTATTATCTCCTGCTGCTTTCTGTAAAGCTGTATTTAACGTGTCAGCCTGTACAACGTTCTTTACGTTTCCATCTTTGTCAGTTGCTGTTACTTCTGTGATATCAGATGTATGTTTATCAACAAAGACTTTGTTTTCTTTTCCGGTCATTGCAAAGACACCATCCAGAATCTTTACTAATGTTGTCTGATCAAGATCAGCTTTGTAATCATTGACCTGTGCTGCAACATTGTCCATAAAACTTACACCACCTGTAACATCTTCTGAAAAGTCTCGCTCAGTCCATCCTTTCATACGACCAACTACAACAACACCTCTTTCGAATGTATCTGTGCTGTCCGATGTAAGATCGGTCTCGCCATCATAATTCTGTGCAGTTCCACCAATTAAACCATGCATTGGTAAAGTTGCATATGATGTTCCTGTCTGAGAACTGAACGTATTTTTAATATCCTGATTACCTTTTAAGGCTCTTGATTTGATCAGTTCGTTTCTTTTTAAATTTGGAATCCTCTCTGTATAAGCACCAAATGCCTGAGGATTGAATGATTTAGAATCAAATTTTTCTCCTGCCATTTTTTACTCCTTTATTTAAATCTCTGCTCCGGGATTCTGTTCCATATAGTCACAGAGTTCCGAATATGTCATTTCACTTGGTTTCTTTCCACCAATACCGCCAGAACCACCATTTGTTCCTTTAACGATCGTTGGTGCAGGTTCATCACTTTCGAACAAAAAGCCGTTTTCTTCCTTGATCTGTGACAGCTGTTCGTCTAAACCGATAATTTTTCCATCGTTTAGTTTCAGTCCATCCATATCAAGTAACGCTTTGACCGCTTTGCTGTTTCTAGCTTTCGCTCCTGTCAATGCTGCAGTTAATGCATAATCAAATTTCATTTCTGAGATCTGTGCATCTGCATCACTCTTTGCTTTCTCAGCTTTTGTTTTCCAATCATCTGCCGCCTGCTTGATGCCGTCAATGTCCATGTCTTTAAACTTCTGAATCTCTGCATTTGCATCGTTTACCTGAGTTTCAAGACTTTCTGCTTTTAGCTTATAACTGTCTCGCTCCTGAGTGATTTTCTCTGCTTTTTTCTGTTCTGCAGCGATATCTTTTCCGTTTTCAGCCATGATCTTATCGATCACTTCCTGGGAAAGATTTAAACCTTTTAAAAAATCTGTTTTCATGTTGCTCGTTCTCCTTTCGTATTAGGTTGTTTTAGGCGTGTAACCGACCGCCACGAACCGACTGTTTAAGGTCTCATCTGCTGACCAATATCCAGTTTAACCCTGCTGGTGGGAGATATTTGGATCACCTCCTATTCTTCTGTGTGACATGTATTTGTTAATTTTCCATACACATCTTCGTAAAGTTCCTGTTTGTCTCCATTATAGGTATATTCGGCATAGATGCCGTCACCCGAAATTGTTGTTGATGCAAGACACTTGTAATTTTGTAATGTCTTACAAGACCAGACAATATATACATTACTGAGGTCAATCTCTACACACGCTTTGTTTTTGCGATACCATTCAACCAATTTTCTTTTGCACACTGATTCAAAGTGTGCCATTCCTGTGATGATCATGTCTTTCTCCTTTCTTGTGCCGGCGCAATTAAATTGTTAAGTCTACATTCTCCATTACTGCTCTTGCTTCAAGTACCGCCATGTAATCTGCCATAGCTTTAAGCTGCATATTGTAAGTGCTGCGTGGGCAGGTAGGTTCAAAGGCAAGTGTTCCTTCGTCCCATTTCTTAAGCATTTTTCTTAATCCATCAAAGCGAATCTCTAACTGCTTATATTCTGCTTTGAAACGCTCTTTGTAATCTTCGCTCATCATGCCTACTGCTGTTACTGGAAGTTTATTCTCATCGTATTCTCTATAAGCTTCCTCAAATGCATATGCCGGAGACCAACTTACATAATCATCACTGTATTTCACGAGATAGCCTGCATCCTCCGGATTTTCGTCTGCCGGAATCTGCCAGCCTCTGAATTTGTT